TCCGCCCCAGGCCTTCCACATCATCCAACCACAGTCTGCGCGACCTTCTTCATCGTCCATCTCAGAATGTTGCCTGTGGCGATTGAACGACGACATTTTTCCGAGCTGTTCTCGGGTAACGCCCTCGCCATTGGCTAACTGGCGGGCACGCTTCCATCCAGTATCGCGCCCACAATCATTCGGATTACCAGTATCTTCCTTTGCATCGAGGGCCATTTGCGCATTCTCTGACGCGGCCTCAGGGTAGTCATCGTACCGTTTGCCGAGTTCCGCGCTCTGCTCATCTTCAGCATCGATGTACCGATGGGGCTGCTCCTCGTGTGAGTCTTCAAGATCGTTGTCCGACTCAAGACGCTTCTCCTCACCCTCGCCCCGATTGATTTCGAGTTCTTCTTGCTCCATCCACTCGACAAACTCATCGAGCGAGGGCGCAGACCCGTCGTACTCCTCAACGAACTGTTTCATCAGACTGTTGACAGAGTTGCTGTCGTGGTCTGCCGAGTGGTCCTGCATCGGCACATCTCTGCTCGAAACAGCGTTCATCTCTTGGCCGACAGGAGTAAGATCAGAGTAGCCTGCTGTGACCGTGAAGCCGGAAGATTGCATCCCCTGCTCCGTGTTCTCCATCACTTCGACCATGATGATCTTCTTCTCTCGGTCAACGTGGACGATCTTCCCCTTCATATCAGGATTGACCTGCCACTCGACCATCTGGCCCTCTTGCCAGTCTGGAGCGTTCATCAGAGAAGCATTCTCCTCCTCGTCGTCATCAGGCGGATCCTCGTCATACTTGGGATGATCCTCTGGCAGCAGGTCGTTGTCCTGCACATACTGATCGTTTTCAGGATTGCCGTTTCGGACAAGATATAAAAACGCATTGACACGAGCGTAGCTCCACTGCTGTGCGCTCATGCCTTCCCGGTGGCTATCCTGATAGGCACCCATGCCTCGCTCATAGACATTTTTGAGCATCCGGTAGGTGACTTCTTTCCCTTTTTCGTCACCGTGTTCCTCGTTATGCTCTTCAGCCTTATCTTTGAGCGCACTCTTTACCTGATCGCTGATTAGCTCGTCCGAGTCAGCGTTTTCCTCTTCGGAGGGTTTGACAGCCCTGCGTGGATCTTCGCCACTGATTGCGTCAGCGAACTCTTCTTGCTTTCGAGGGAAGTTACCCCACGGCTCGACTGCCTCCATCGGCTTCGTGATCTCCTCACCATCAGTCTCCCACTCGCCGTCAGAGTTCTGTGTCCAAACCTCGATAGTGACGATGGACCCGTCATCGTCGCCAGCGGAGTCGTCCACGTCTAGCACGAAGCCATGCTCTTCAGTCGTGTCGGACGGATACCACTGAACCCACTCCTCTTCTTCAACATCGTAGTTCTGATGGTTCGAGCGACCGAGTTCGACACTCGACTCAGAGACGTTTGACGGCTCCTCAGCCGAGCGCACAGACTCTTCATAATGACCAATGGGTTTGCCTTCGATTGGATGAAAAGCGCCGTCACGCTCTTTGTACATCCGTAGCGTGTACAGTATGTCGTCACCCTCGGGCGAGAGTCCACGACTACCCCTGATATCAGGAATGTCGTCACCTTCCTCATATGAGCCAACGACTTTACCGATCTCAGTCGAGTTGCGAGTATCCCATCGGACCCAATCGCCTTGGCTATAGCTCGCATCATCGGCGGTCATTTCCTCTTGATCCATGTGGCCCGAATGTTCCCAGTCGCCGTCCGCAAGCTTGTTAATGATATTATCGGTTTCTTCCTGCCACGATGATTCGCCGTCGATCACTTCAACTGTGACCATGTTACCGCTCACATCAGTGACGACCAGATCACTGTTATTAACTGTGGAAAAGAAGGTCATCCCTTCCTTGATTAGCGAGGCATTTTCTTCAGCGTCGGAGCCCATCACTTTTTCGAAGGCGGCGTGATCCTCGCCCGGCATATACCATGTTTCTCCTTCGAAATCGTGTTCGTGGATTCCGTCGAGGCCCATCATCTTTGCAGCTTCCATCGCCTTCTCTTCAGTATCGTATAAAAGCTGCGCCGAGTCGGGCATCGGAATGTTCATACTAGACTCCATCTCTTCCTCCCCGTCCTCATCTTTTTCGACAGCGCCAATCGAATCTTCGTCAACGTCCCACTCATCGAGCGAGTCAGTATCCATCATCTCAACGTTCTCTGTCGAGCGCCACTCGCCGTCCATCTCTTCGTAGATGTCTACTTCTACTTGGCCGTCTTGGACTTGTGAGATCGTGATTCCGTGCATATCGCCATCAGTGACCCACATTCCTGGCTCGACCTCTGCAAGCTCTGCTTTGTCAAGCGTGTCAGTAAATTGAGACAATGCTGCCGCACTCAGCTCATCGTGTTCACCAATCTTGAGCGTGTTCGATGGCGATGCACCTGTCGGCACAATGCTCAGATTGTCAAACTCGATATCCTCAACAATCTTTGCATCAGTCTCGTCATCTTCTTCGAGATTGTCAACGTCCGCGTGATAGCCCCGGATCGAAACTTCAAGCAGTCCGTTCTTAATCTTCTGTGCGAGCGTCTCGTCGAAGAGTTCCGCCTCGTATACGACTCCCGTTCCTTGCTTATAGCCAGACTTGGTAACACGTCCCACTACTCCACGAGAGTTGTTCTCGTGGTCCTCGACAAGATCCGTTCCTTTGAGTGAATCAGCAGCCTGCTCTAACTCTTCGGCAGGCCACTTTTTCTTGATGCCGCTCTGTCCAACTGTAACATCGCCTGCGCCGAGAGCAATCCCGTGAACAGTAAACGGCGGCCCGTCTGACAATTCGGAGACATAGCTGTTCCCGAACGTCTCGGACTCAAACGAAACAATAGTTAATTCACTCATAGAAGATACTCCGGGTGAGTTTCAGTCATATAAATACTTTATGAATCGTCCCTTATAAAAGGGTGCCAACGTTTGTTTAACCGAAAGATTTAAGTGTGTGGAGTTCATGTACTAGTACAAGGATTGAGAGGCGTAAGATAGTGAGTCTATCTTGTGGGAATTTTATATATTATTATCTTACTTAGTCCATATCACGATAGGACTTTACAACAATACGTCGAGTGGCAGTCGATGCTGATTCGTCAGTAAGTGTGATACGAACACTCGATCCGTTTGACGGAAACGAATCAAACAAGTCGGTTGTCGAACTAACAGTGTGTTGTCGAAGGTAATCACTTACCTCACTGTGATATGCGTCTACCGAAAGGCTGTAACTTGCCGGAGCCGAACCAGTCGTTCCATCATCGACGTATAGCACGACCTCTGTCGCCCGACCCGTATCTACTTCGATTGTTTCACTGCTCCCTGAGCCAATACTACCTTCAAACGTTTCAGCGTCGAGTTCTTCTCTTGTCATTGTTATTGTGATTCCAACTTTCTATGACAGGATTTACATACTGTCACTAAATTATCGAGAGAGTTGGCTAACTCGAATTGTTCAATTGTTGGTTTGTATTCGTCGATTATTTGTCGCCGTGGTACTTTATGGTGAACGTGCAAATCCTCGTCATAATTTTGGTAATGTTCATCTCTGCTCATATTACACTCTTGACAGGATTCGCTATCTCGTTCAATAGCCTTTTCTCGCTGGTCGGACCAGTTACGTCCATAATACTCGAAGCGGCCACCCTGCCACTGAGGATTGTCTTCTCCTTTTCTGTTCTCAGAGAGATGCTCTTTAAAACATAGTTTAGAGCAGACAACATTATCGCACTTTGCGTTGTATGGATGGCGATCAACTGTAGTACCACAATTCACACAATCGTATTCTTCCGTTTCAACAGACTGTGATTCATATACACAACTCCTTGAGCAGTATTTTGACGAGGATTCTTCAGATTGTATAACCATATATTGTGACCCACATTCCTCACAGTATGCTCTAACTTTCCCACCATCCCAACTTGGATGATTTTCACCTACCCACTCACGAGATTTAAACGAAGATTCACACTCTTTGTCACAGAAGTAATTCTTCTGCTCATATCCATCTACTTTCTCTACTTGAGATGGGGGAATATGAACCCTTTCGCCACATTCAGCACATTCTGTATCGAGCCCGTCTTTTTCTTTAAACTTATCAGCGCAATCCTTACCACAAAAATAGTTTTCTCTACCTCTATTTCTGCGACTTGGGTAATACTTGTACTCATCACCACAAAAATCGCACGTATCGGTTTTACGACTACTAAAGTCGTAATCCAAGTCTGGATGTTTTGCGCTCGCGTGAATCGAAAGACCGCGCTTCGTTTCAGTACTGTACTCACAACTTTCAACAGGACAATCAATCTCTGCCATCAACACTACATTATGGCTACTGCCACTTAAAGGTTTCAGTGTTCTGAGTAGCGTTAAATGATGGCTAGAAATCATAGTTAGTTTTTTTTTTGAGCTAAATTTTAGAGTAGAGAGTCTCTAAAAGGAATTTCTCCAGGTTTCGGTTCGGAGTACTTCATCCTTCAAAGCACTGCACCACCGCTTCGCAAAGTTTGGCCCTCTGACACGGACCATCCTCGGGTAACAGGTTCGCCACATTCCGCCAAGACTTGCCCACGCTTGAAGCACACTTTTCCTCGTCCAACCGGGTGGCAACTCATCGAACCCAACGTGTGGATCATCGACTCCACGAATGTTTACAAGCTCCTCGGCTGAGAGATCGTCGATCTCAGAGAGGCTCATCTCGTTTGATTCGATATGATCTGCCAAGGCCGCAGCCTGCTGTTCGTGAATCATATCTACCTTTGCTTGGGTAAGCTCGGCCATGTTACTCGGATCATCACAGTACGAGTACACATCGGCCATCTCAGCGTCTGCTCCCTCATCAAAGTCCGAGTCCTCCCATGATGTAATGTCTTTTCCATCTCCGTCGAGGGAGCCGTCTGTGTCAATTTCTTCTGCACTGACTGCAACGGAGCCGCCATCCTGCAGTGCAACAATGTACATCGGCTCGTCCGAGGAGGCTTCCACTTCTTTCATCTCCGGCTCGTCATCAGAGTCTTCGACTTCCTCGATCTGGCCCTCTGATTGGCCGACTGGAAACTCGAAATTCTCCTCGACAAAGGCCGCGATGACACCACTCCCGTCAGACGTACTCACTATTTCGCCGAGGCTGTACTCCTGTAGCTGTTCCTCGCTCTGCGCCGACGAGTGTTCATCCTCAATCGAAACATCACTGAGATCAACAACTGTAATATTTGACATGATTGGTGGACACCTCTGATACCACCTTACCCTCGCCCGAGAATCGTAAAACTCTCAGACAAGAGGGTGGTGAGGCTATTTACGCTGTCACGTCTGCAACGAGAACGTTCAGATTGACAGCAGAGTCAGAAGTCGCGTGAGCGAGCTTTAGGCCATTGTCGGCGGAATCGACAAATAGCATAGACTCACCTTCTGAAAGGTCACCGCCACTCGGGGCAGGACGAGTGTTTCCAAAGACGTGTGCAAATTCCTCAACACGCATCTCGTCCCCGCCTACCACAAGCGAAAGATGGCCGTCACTGTTCTCAGTAACAGACACATCATCGAATAGTTCATTAACTGTACCTGCGTCGTAGTAGTAGTTTCCATCTACGTCTTCTGCCATAGTTTTGTCACCAATTGGTTGTTTCCTCGCCCGACTTGTTTACTCTGTTGCGCTCAGCCGGAGTCATCGGTGTGCTCATATTACTAGTAGTTATCTATTCTTCAATCCACTCGATCCTTGTCCGACCGTCGTGGCCGTGGACTTCGATCAAGTCGTCAGCCCCGCCTGGATACGATGCGTGCCCGTTGAACGCAGTATCGACTCGATTGTTTTCATCATTGAGCCACTCCATCTCACAGTAGCCTGAGGGAAATTGGACGCCAACTGCGACGACGCCTGTCCCACTCACACCACTTTCGTCCTCGTCTCGAACGAGTTTAAATCTCCGTAGTTCAACCATTATTACTAGTAGTTATTCGTAAATCGGTTCGAGCGTACTGCTATCGCGGAAGTGGAAGGGCGGTGCTTTCGGAAGCGGGTCGAACCCGTTCTGTGTCGATGAGACGCGCTCACGCATGGCGTCAGCGATGTTTTCCTCGTTCGAGAAGTATACCTCTTGGCCGGACAGCTCTCGCGTGAGCGGCGTGCTAGGCTGCTCATTTTCGATTCTGAATCCGACAATAGTATCACTTTGCTCGAACTGTGCGAGTTTTGTGCTCTCGATAGCGTTCGTCACTTCCATCTGCGCGATGAGATTTGCTCGATCCTGCAAGTAGTCATCGTTGTAGTCTTGCTCGATCCGACGACGAGCCTCACCCCAACGTTCATTGTTTGCAACAGCACGTCTTACCTGCAGTCGCGCCGTTCGAAGCATCTCCTCGCTCGCATCTCTGATAGCATTTTCAACGTTTTGCGCGAAGAAGGAGATGTTTTGCGAATCAGTGAACGAGTTCGGTGATCCGCCAAGACGTTCGATAGTGTCGTGAATCTCGCCCGAAAGTGCTTCCCTTGCGCCACGCCTGACCCCCACGTCTCTGAGCGAACGGTTTAGCTCACGGTTGGCCGTATTCTCAAACTCTGCAACAGCATACTTTGGCGTCGAGCCATACCGTTTTTCGAGCCTGTCGAGTGTTCTGTCACGGGAGTTCTGTAAAACCTTCTGTGCCATTTCAGCGATCTGTGACTGCGCACTCTCGTCAGCATCGAGTTGCTCGACCGAGTAGGCCGTCTCCCACAATCCGTTCCACCGAGAGTTTGCTTCAATCGTTTGATCTTCAACAATAATATCTTGATCCGGTGTCGGGTTGTCAACAGAGGATGCAGACGGCTCGTCACTTCTTACACCTTCAGGCATCGTTCTCGGATTGGCCGAACCTTGCTGTTGTTGCTTATTTGGAGTGTTGACAGTCGTTTCTCCGTCTGTCGAATTACTAATGTAGCGAATGACCTGCTCGTTCCGGTCAATATCGAGATCGGTCTCTCCAGGCTTACCAAACTTCAGTGTAATGTCCTTTGCTCGATCCTCGTCAACACCTTGTTGCATTGCTACGTCTCTGACTACAGGTGTAAACTCTTCTTCGAGTTCACGGCGAGCCTCCTTGATCTGCCGATTAATGTCTTGCTGTTGGGCGACCCCCGATACTTGGCCGACCGTTTGTGTCTCGAACGATCCGAGTACAAACATTGGCATCGGCATTGCACTCATTACCCACCGGAGATCGAATTGTAAGTATTCTGCAATATCAGCCACCTCGCCCGAGATGGTTTCGACAGAGACATCTCCTCTGACACCTTGTTTCATTCCAGGATGGAAGTTCTCCATCTCTTGCGCTTGCATAAATTGTGCAATGTCGGACGAGTCCCACGGGTTCTCATCGGAGCCAAACATGAATAGCCAGAGCGGGTACGCCTTGCTCGCAATGGCCTCATCATTGTCCGAGAGTTTCTGCTTGATGCCATCGATTCTGTCGGACACTGCCTCGATTCGAGACGTGCCAAACACTTCGCCGACATCAGCATCTCTCGTAAGTGGGATGATCTCGTCTCGTCGGAAGCCGATCTTATTGTCACCAGTGTCGCTATCTGCGTCGATAGGTGTTCCAAAGTGTGTCTGGTCAGTTTCGAGCACATCCTGCAACCACGCCGCAGAGCCACCAGACTCTGCCTCAGGCGCGGCCTCGTATCGCTCGATATCATCCGGTGCCATTAGAATGCTTTGTGTCGGACGAGTGACAGCTTCCATCGTTTCAGGATTGATAAGCTTCAGGCCAGCGATGCGATCCTGGTCCGACTTGTCGGGCGCAACTTCGATGAGAGACGTGCCTCGAACCTCTCGCTGCACGATTGCCTTCTTTGCCAAGAGGCGAAAGTCTCGTCCGGGCTGCCCTTCAAGGATGGCCGCTTGATCAAGCCATTCGCCGATTTGCTTGACCTCTTCTTCCGCAAGCTGTGTTGACTCGATAAAGTAGCCGGGCTCGGTCACTCTGCTCGCAAAGGAGGTGATCGGCTTTCGAATGATTGGCGTCGTCTCGAACTGACGCCAGTATTTTCGCATCTGATCCTTTGGCGCTTCCGTTCGATCAAAGTCGGGCTGCTCGAAGGTGAACGGCCTGCGAGAATCTGCAGCATCCGAGCCGTCCATCGATTTGACAATAGCATTTGTCGAAAGCTCTTCGCTATTGTCAGAGTTCTGATACTCCGGGTCGCGCGAGGATGGCGCACTGTTCCGAATGGCGCTTCTCACTCGTTCGAGGCTGAATCTATCAGGCATTTAGTTGAGTCCCTCCTCGATGTAGATTTGAAAGTTGTCGCTATTGGGGAAGCTGGTCACGTCACTGCCCGCATTCTTCGAGACGCGAAACTCTCCCTCATACGTTCCGTGCGAGCTTGTGTCAGAGGATTGCCACGAATATGAGACTTCACCGTTTTCGGCATCCGAGATACTCACATTGCCCGAGGTATCATCATCTACCACAAGATCGCGCTCGTTCGCTTCGGCAAGTGCAAACTCTACCGTGGGCGAGCCTGTTGACAGATCGATGGGATTGTCATTATCTTTATACAACGTTACCACAAGGTCCGGCTCCGTGTCGCCAGTCTTGAGGTGATCGCCTGATTCGATTGATACTCGTGTCATGATTAGTATGAATAATTTATGAATGATATTACAGCATATCTCTGTATTTTTTTAGACATTTATAACACCTCTAAAGCTATCTGAGGCTGCCTAAGGTAAATGGTTGCATCGAGCCCTTATCCGAGCGAGCCAGTCGCTTCTTTGACTTTGCCCATACTGCAAGCGCAAGCGCATCACTAAAGTCATCGTGGCCGCCTGGTGGGTGTTCTATTCTCATCTTTCCACTTGAGGTGTACGAGTACTCAAGCTCAAGACATTGGTTGACCATTTTGTTACCAGCCGTGTCGTTCTTGCCAGGAACATACGGGAAGGTAATACTGTTGTTCTGCAAGTCATTCTTCAGCGTATTGTACAAGCTCTGTTTCTTTTCGTTGGTGAACTTGAAGCCTTCCACTTTTCGGCCAAGGCTCTCTTTGACCTGATCGACAGTTCCTTGGCCGAGGCTTGTCGAATCCACCATAATCTTCGAGAAATCATAGTACGAGTCCAGTTCACGGATTCGGCCCATCGCGTCAGTCATCGGCTTGTCCGTAGTGTGCTCGATGTGGAACACGTTACCTTCATCATCGATACAGACATAGACTGACTCATCGCCACCAGTGGACGCCAAGTCTACGCCGAGGTATGTAATATCACTCGACCGACTGACGCTCTCCTCGGAACAGTCGAGCAGTTCGTCTCTGGTAAAGAACGAGTCCGCACTTTCGACGAACTGGCCGAGAATCTCTTGTTTGAACTGTGTGCTTGTCAGATTTTGTCGCTGCTCTGCGATGAACTCGTCATCGACTAAGGGATTGGCCGAGGATGGTACTTGCATTGTGTACCACTTCTCGTCGTTAAATCGCTCGTACAAGAAGCCTTTTTTGCCGAACGGTGTGCTGAGTAGAATGAAGGAGCCGCCACCGACTGCCATCATCGGGCTCAGAACTTCTTGGAAGATTTGGTCATTGATGAAGGCCGCCTCGTCAACGATTACCATATTATCTTGCCCACCGTATCCTCGAATGTTTGACCCGTCTCGCCCGACCGGAAGTGCGAGAATGCGCGACCCATTGTCGAAGTTGATCTCAGTTCTCGTGGAACGGACGACGCCCCACTGATCTTCGGGAATGTCGGACTGGCGCATCTCTTTCTGGATCTGGTTGAATAGCTCCATCGACTGGCGCTGCGCCTTGGCCGTGACAAGGACTTCTGCTCCGCTAAAGGTGACAGCCTTCCACAAGGCAAGCCAGGAGGCAGTCCGACTCTTTCCAACACGCCGCCCTGAGACGAACGCCTTTCGATCATTGTCGTGATCCATGAACGTCTCCTGGTAGCCGAACGGCTCTTCGCCGAGATAATGCTCGACAAAATATGTTGGCGAATTGAGAAGTCGTTCTGCATCAACCATTGCTAATCACTTATAAGAGGTCCGCCTGCACGTCTTTGCCGGAGCCGATCTGCTCGGCCTGATTAAACAGATATGCGTGCGCGGGCTTGAGCACAAAGACATTGATATCCTCCGACGAGGGGTGGACACCGAACGTCTCACATAGCTCCTGCGGCAAGCCGAGCACATCTGTGGGCATTGCTCGCTCCGCACTTGGAACAAAATGCTCACCGTCGCCGAGGCCTGTTCGCATCGTGATTGGAGCATCAGTCTTGTAATAGAACTCGCGCTCGATGAAGTCGTGCAAGCCTCGCTCGATGATCGGCCCGCTCTCGACAGGCTGGACCGTCATCTTTGTGCGATAGTAGCCGCCGGAGAAGTCTTCGATCATTGAACTACTCTCGGGTGAAGTGTGCTAGATTGTGGAAGGTCTGCACTAATTTTATTGCCGTGTATATCGTAGTGACAATCTGTACAAACCGTAATAAGATTGTTTACGTTGTTTGCTTCTTCAATTGTGAATACATTGCTATCACGATACGTTACTCTTGGTTTATCGTGATGGACACAAAGATCAGTTTCAGACCCGCATTCTCTACAGTTAAACGAGTCTCGCTCAAGTGCTCGCTCTCTTTGTGTGTGCCAATTTGAGCCGAACAGCTCTTCTTTTAAGCCGCACGGCTCTTCATCTGCGGCAACACCGATTTCGTTTGGCATAATTCCAGCATCCGTTACAGCATTGTTCCAAGAACCCCAGCGCCTATTTACAGTGGTAGATGATGGGTACTCATCTGTATATTTAAACTTCCTTTGAGAGACATATCCATACTCTTTCTCAAACTCTCTAATATATTCAAGAAGCTCATCATCTGAATAGTGTGAGTTCGCGTCGATCCCAATAGTATCCACTGCATTTCTCCAACTATCAAAATACTTATAAAAAGTAGCTGGTGCTATTGTCTCATCGTGTTGGAAGAAGTCCTCAGAGTTTTCTATTTCTCCAGCATTATACATAGTTTCGATGCTATGTAAGATACTTTTTTCAGTAACCTGTCCTGACTCTACACCTGCTTTATCACAAGCGTCTGACCAGCTTCCAAACTCTTTTGAAACAGTAGACTTTGCTGGATAGTTAGAGTTAGCATCAAACGAGCCAGATGTCAATGGGATAATCTCATCTTCAGCTCTTTGGAGAGATTGAATTAGCTCTTGCTTTGTGTAACTATTCATTATCTTGCTCTTCTCTCAACTTACTAAGCTCATTTGCAATATTCTTTTGCGCTTCAGCTTTCTGACTATCAGGCGAATCGAGAAGATTTAGCTCTTTCATCTGCCGAGTCTGCGTCCGATTGAGGCGATCATATGCGACGTTCAGGACATTCTCTTGATCCTCTTTGATCGGACGACCATCATCTGTATAGCCGACAGTCTTATCCTTGTTCACGACACCGACTTCATCGATGTACTGATTCGCTCGCCGCTGTTTGTGCATATCAATGGCAATGTTTCGCACCATCTGTAGTTTTGCCATGTTGTCGGCAGAGAACGGCGCATCATCGAGCAAGGAATCGACTACTGCATCGATCCACTGCTGCTCCTCCGTCGAAGTGTTTTCGTAATAGCTTTGCCGATTTGTGTACAGACCGTGCTTTTCATTGTGGGTGTTACCCTTGTTCGCAGTTGCCGCACACCCTCCGTGAAGGTAACAGCGCCCTTCGCCGACGTGCTCTGTTCGAAAGCCAGCCTTGTTTGCACAGTAGGCGATATCCTGATCCCATTCATCGGGCACACGGTGGTCACGAATCTTGGCATTACAATACCAGTCATCGTCTGTCGTTTTGTTAGACATAATAAATCACGCTCTGTAGAAAGCTTTGTCTCATATACATACTTTATGAATCGTCCCTTTTATAAGCTGGTATAACAACTCTGTTACGATAGTGCATTCTTTTATATGTGATCGTCTATTCTTTAAATGGGGGTAACTATTTTTAGAAATAAGCAAGCTCTCCACGGATCGATGCTCTGATCTGCTGATGTTCACGATTGTTCATATCAGTTACGTCCATCAAATCACGGTACTCATCCGTAAAGAGGAGGCGATCATCGAGCGAGGGATTCTTTTGATCAGATAAGTGTTTGTCCGACACAAGCGAGCAGAGGGCGAGCATGATCTTCTCATAGGGCCGCCCGCCGCCAAAGTTGTTTGAGGATATGTCAAGATTCTGAAAGAGTTCTCGGACGATCTCTCGCTCCCCTTCGGGCATTTCTAGCACTGACATGAATGTTTCGAGGTCGTTCTCTCTGTGGCTATCGAGTATTTCAGTTTTTCGATTATGGCCACCTTTGCCGTTTTGCCACTTGTACAAGCGTTCAAACTTTTGCTTTTTTCGATCAGGCGCTTCATCAACGTCAAAGGTTGTGGCAGCGGCACTTCCCCACTCGTTATCGAATGGGCTCTCCTCATCGAGCCATTTGTCAGAGGCGGGGCTTGCACCACTGCCCGGATCTCTTTCAAAGGGATATAATAGTTTACGTGCATCTCTCATTGTATATATGTTTATCACTCATCATATAAAAAGGTTTCGATGACTGGCATCAGGGAGACACACTGATACGAATGACTATGTTCTCTGTGTAGTACTGTCTCGTATGAGCAATGGCTCTAATGCAATAGGAATCGACTACGACAGAAATAGACTGAAACTAATGATATAATTCTCCCACAAGCGGAACTATACCCCTCTCACTCCTTGTACTATGTATATGTGACCCTCGTATAAAAAGCTTTCGCCTATTAGC